CAATTAAATGATTAAAGTAAAAGCAACCGTAATGTACCCTTACCTAAACGTAGCTAATGACCGTTTCAACCCTGATAACCCTAAGTATGAAGTAACTCTTGCTAACTTATCTGAAGCGGCTCAAGAGGCTTTAAAGGGTCTCGGTGTTAAGGTTTACGAGAAAGACGGTATGGGATTCAAGATTACCTGCAAGTCTATCAACTCTATCCGAGCTTATGATGACAAAGGTGGTGAGATTGACGGTTCAATTGTTGGTAACGGTTCAGAAGCTATCGCTATTATCGACACCTACTCAAACAAGTATGGTAGCTTCCCACAGCTTAACAAGCTAACAATCACTAAGCTTGAAGAGTACGCAGCAAGTGGAGGGGTTAACGCAAGCGCAGCGGCAGACTTAGATGTACTATGATTGCCCTGCTCGATAGTGACATCTTCATCTATCGGGTTGGTTCTGTAAAGACTATTGAGTCTGAAGAGCATGCTAAAAGAAAGATGGACAACTTCATGTTTAACTTGTTATCAATTGATTTGATAGATATATTTGAATGGGAGTTGTTCCTCACTGGTAAAGGTAATTTTAGGCACGACATAGCTGTCACTCAACCTTATAAGGGCAATAGAGCCGACACAGCAAAGCCTGAATATTACCACCAGCTAAGACAGCATCTTGTAGACAAATGGGAAGCTAAGGTCATCGACGGCATGGAAGCTGACGATATGTTAGCAATTAGGCAAGAGGAAGATGATGAAACAATGATTGTCACTCTTGACAAGGACTTAGACCAGATAACAGGATGGCACTACAACTTTGTATCTAAAGAGAAATACTTCATAGACGAGAAGACAGCCCTGCTAAACTTCTACATGCAGTTTCTCACAGGAGATAGAGTTGACCACATACTAGGTGTCAGAGGAATAGGCAAGGTAAAGGCTAGGAAGCTACTGGAAGATAAGAGCGAAGCAGAGATGTGGGACGTTGTTGTAGAACACCTAGGAATGGAGAGGTCTATTGAGAACGGACATCTGTTATTCATGTTACGCACAAGAACAGACAGCTTCATAGACTATTTAGACAGAAGAGGGCTTAGACGTGAATAAGAAATCACACTGGAAAGGCGCTAAGCCTGACCCTGAAACGTACTACGGATTCCTGTATATAATAACCAACATGCTTACCGGCAAGAAGTATATAGGCAGGAAGTTCTACCACAGATGGTCAAAGCGTAAGAAGGCAGGAGAAAGTGACTGGAGAAGCTACACAGGCTCTTGCGCTCCTCTTACAGCAGATATAAAAGAGTTTGGTAAAGAGAACTTCAGGTTCAGGATATTCAAACAGTACAAGTATAGAGGTAACGTAATGTACTATGAAGCCCACTACCAGCACCGTTACAATGTACTCACAGAACGAGACGAGAATGGTGATAGAACTTGGTATAACGGCAACATAGGCGCAATAAAGTTTATCCCAAAGATAGAGGATTGATTATGAAGCAAGAGAATGAGAACATGGTAGAGACAATCAAGACCTACAGAGTTGCTAACGGACATGTAGTTCAGATTAAGTGTGTTGGTATCGAAACTGAAACAACCTTCGTAGTCTCTAAAGATGATAGAATAGAGTTAGCTATCCCTGACTTTGTTAAGAAGGTATTGGAGAATAAGCGATGATATCAGACACAGGCTCTGTATCCCATTGGGGCGTACATCACTATCTAGCTCAGGAACAAGAAGAAGAGGCCCGTGACAACGTACCTGACCATTACAATAAAGCTATCCAGCCTTGGGACTATATGGAAGCTAACCTGACTAACGAAGCCTTCAAAGGCTATTTAGTAGGTAATGTTATTAAGTACGTATCACGATTTGAAGACAAAGGAGGCGTTGCAGATATTGATAAGTCTATTCATTACCTGCAAAAGCTTAGAGAGGTGTACCAATGTTAACGCTCGAGGAGCTCAAGGAAGAGTTAGAGAGGGTAGATGAGGTAACGCTTATTGAGACTTTAGAGCTTAACAGCAAGATGATAATTGATAAGTTTGAAGACCACATCATAGACAACTTTGATAAATTACTGGAGATTGTATGAAACTTAAGATAGATACTAAAAGAGACAACCTCTTATCTGCTCATGGACGTAAGCTAGTAGAGGACTTCTACTTGGTTGAGGGTGAAACAAGTGCTCAACAGGCTTATGAGAGGGCTTCTATAGCCTATTCGGGCGGTGAACAAGATTTGGCTCAACGTATCTATGATGCTGCTTCAAAGGGCTGGTTCATGTTCAGTAGTCCAATACTGAGCAACGCACCTAAGCAAGGACAAACAGCAAAAGCACTACCTATTAGCTGCTTCCTAGGTTATGTTGAAGACACTGTAGAAGGGCTAATAGAGCACCACGCAGAGACAGCTTGGTTAAGTGTTAAGGGTGGTGGAGTAGGTGGACATTGGTCGGATGTCAGAGGTATAACTAACAAGTCTGTAGGTGTCATGCCGATGCTTAAGGTAACTGATGGGCAGATGACAGCTTACAAGCAAGGAGAGACACGTAAAGGTAGTTATGCAGCCTATTTAGACATAGACCATCCTGACATTATAGAGTTTATTAACTTCAAAGTCGCTACAGGCGGGGATATACACCGCAAGTGCTTTAACCTATTCAACGCTGTCAACGTAACTGACAAGTTTATGAAGGCTGTAGAGGATGATTTAGATTGGGATTTAATCTGTCCGAATAAGAAAGAAGTTGTTAATACTATGAAGGCTAGAAAGGTATGGCAGAGCGTATTAGAGGCTCGGTTCAGAACAGGAAGCCCTTACATTAACTTCATTGACACAGCTAACAAGGCTTTACCAGAGTTCCAGAAACGTATGGGATTAAAGATACATGGTAGCAACCTTTGCAATGAGATTCACCTAGCGACTGACAAGGATAGAACAGCGGTCTGTTGCCTGTCTAGTGTCAATCTTGAAAAGTATGACGAGTGGAAAGACACTACGATGGTAGCCGACTTAGTTACCTTTCTTGATAATGTATTAACAGGGTTTATTGAAAATGCGCCTGATAGCTTTAGCAAGGCAACTTACTCAGCCTATAAAGAACGGAGTATTGGTATTGGTGCTATGGGGTTTCATAGTTACCTCCATAGTAAAGGCATTGCTTGGGAGAGCTGGGAAGCGACTAGCGAGAACTACAAGATGTTTAAGCTTATTAAGCAACAAGCTAAAGAGCAGACTGAAAAGCTTGCTATCGAACGAGGAGAGTGTCCTGATGGACGAGGTTTCGGTGTTCGTAATAGTCATCTTCTTGCCATTGCTCCTAACGCTAATAGCAGTATTATCTGCAATACTTCAGCTTCTATAGAGCCTTTGAAGTCTAATATGTTTACACACCGTACAAGAGCAGGAGCCCATGTCTATAAAAACCCTTATCTCGAACAACTACTTGAAGAATATGAACAGAACACTGACAAGGTATGGAAAACAATACTTGAAAAGGATGGTAGCGTACAGCATCTTGACTTCCTATCAGACCATGAGAAGGATGTATACAAGACAGCATTTGAGATTAACCAGACGTGGGTAGTAGAACACGCAGCGAAGAGACAAGAGTTTATATGTCAGGGGCAGAGTGTTAACTTGTTCTTTGCAGCTGGAGCTGACAAAGCCTATGTAAATAAGGTGCATTTAAAGGCTCATAAAGAGGGGCTGAAGGGGCTTTATTACTTAAGGACTAGTGCAGGGCAGACTGCTGATAAGATTGGCTCACAAGTCGCTAGAGAGGCTTTAAAGGACTTTGAAGAAGGATGTGTATCATGCGAAGGTTAATAGGTAAAATACTACAGTGGCATAAAGATAGAAACTTAATAGATGGCGCTACAGACCTCTCTCAGCTGTTTAAGCTAAGGGAGGAAGTAGACGAGCTAGAACAGAGTATCCTGAATGGCTCGAGTCCTATAGATGATATAGGGGATATTATTGTTGTTTTGGTAAATATTGCAGAGCGCAATGGATTAGCTCTTGACGAATGCTTAGAACACGCGTATAATGATATTAAAGACCGTAAAGGTAGGATGGTCGATGGCATCTTTGTTAAGGAGAAGTAATGAACAGATTAGAAGAGCTTCAACAAGAGAACACACTGTACTCAAAAGAAATAGATAGACTAAACAGAGAGCTAGACTTATTGTTTGATATGCTGGCTAAACATGTAGAGAACAGCTGCATCAACAAGATGTTAGCAGAAGAAGATAAAAGAGCACTTATTGGCGGGTAAAACTACCAAAACACAGCACTTTTAGGCACGTAAAGATACCAAGGAGATACACAATGAGCGAAGAAGTAGCAGTAAAAGCAATCACAATCCTCCCCGCAACTAATGGGTTTGTTGTTCAGTTCTCAATAGAACAAGGCAGTCAAACAGTTATATGTAACAACTCTGAAGAGCTCTTAGAAGCCCTCAAAGGAGTGATTGGGGAATGAGCTTAATAGAACCTAGCAAGGCTTACAAGCCTTTTCAGTACCCTTGGGCTGTAGAGTATTCAGTACAACACGAACACCTACATTGGGGCGAATGGGAAGCGAAACTACAGGACGATGTAGCTCAATGGCAGACAAAGCTTACAGATGCAGAGATTAATCATATAACACAAATACTCCGGCTGTTCACTCAGTCGGACGTAGCAGTCGGTACTAACTACATCG